ACTCTAAATGTTGCGAGAAATGAGAAAACGAAATAGGTTCAATGGGCCGAAAGGCAAAAATTGAAAGAACGGGAGGTTCTAAGGATTGATGTAAACACCAGTGGCATCCTCGGAAATCCTAGTTGGTGGAATAAAGGATCGGTAGGAGGAGTTGGTGGTGATGACTGATTGAGCGGAAGCGGAAAGGAGAGCTGTTTTCCCGTCTTTAAGGACGGTGCGAACGCCGTCATAAAGGACGACATCGAAGGGAGGGGTGGAGAAGAAATTGGTGGGGCAAAAGACATAAACTCGGTGATTGAGTTTATTGGCGACAGTTGAAGCAAGTGAAAGCTGGACTTTCAGACATTCGAGACCCAGAGCTTCGAGAGGCGACATGATGCAAGGATCAAGAATAAAGTCGCAAGATAGGTTATGGGGAGGGACGGGGAGGAGACTGGCGATGATGTTTGTCTTTGTGAGGGTGAGGTTTCCTAGGAGAAGGAAGGATAGGCGACTTTGACCGTTCCACGTAGGAGGGTGGTGAAGATGACATGTTTTTGGGTGTTGGCGGTGGTAGCATCGGTGTTGAGCCAGTGGTTGACGGCAACGCGGACTCGGTCGGTTGGGAGGAAGGGAGACTTGACAACAGGGGAGAATTTGGAGAGATCGCATGAGAGAGCAGAGTTGGAAACAAAACCGAGTGGACCGCCAACGGAGATTGACATGGCGCCAGGGTGTTCCAGCATATCAAGAGCGAGTGGGGTGGCGTCGGAGGGCATGAAACGAACTTCGCAAGTGCCAGACCACTTAGAAGAAGATTGACGAGGGAGAACAAGGACTTCGAGGGAAAGGAGTTGAGCATAGCGATAAGGGGCGAGAAGCTTGATCAGCTGTTCGGAGGCGGAAATGTCAAGGTTGACGAGTTTGTTGTCTCCAATCCAGTCGTGAAGTTTGAACTGGAAGGGGAGATTTATACTAGGTCCAAGTTCAGAAGGGACGTCGAAGAACCGCGGCCTTGTCGGAAGCGCTGGATTAGACAAAACGTTAGAGACATCCAGATCCCGAGAAGACATGGAGTCGCCAGAGACAATATTCGACGAGCGAGCAGGGCGAGGAATCGGAATGCGCGAGGGAACATGAGCTGGAGAAGAATCGGAGGGCGAGCTGAAGAGGCTAGAAACGGCGTCGATGGCAATGGGAGCTGCTGCAAGGGCTAATTCAGGTAAGAGAGAGGCCATGCCGATCAGAGAGAGGTAGCGCAAGTTATAAGATATAGGACAGAGATGGTGTGGAATCAGGGGAGAGAGAAGGGAGCAGATTTGGGTTGAGTTGACGCATACGGAGCCGGAGGAATGAGGGTAAGAGATAATAAAGTGGTCGGGAGAGGTATTTGAGGGAAGAAGTCACGAGGGCCAGAATGGAAGAGGGAGGTTCGCCGATCTTGAAGGCATCCTTGAGATGGGGAGGAGCAAAGCGGCAAAAATAGTCAAAGCAAGCGGCTTGATAGATGCAGGATGAAGCAGGCAGCAGAGACCAAAGATCATCGCCGAGGGAGTGGCCGACAGAGAATTCAGTGACATAGCTAGCCATTTTGTCAGAGATGGAGAGATCATTATGCGCTATGTACAATTTAGCGAACAATGCGCGAGGCGAGCGAATTGCTCCAGCAGGCCCGATATAATAGCCGCAGAAGAGAGCGTAATTAGTTATTTCCAACTTAAATTGGAGAAGGAGTCGGGAGCTGATAGAGGGCCAGAGAGGGTTGTCGGCGGGAACTTTGGAGAGGGCAGAATCATCGCCAGAAATGCAGAGGGGTACGCCGTGCAGGATGAAGCGAGAGGCGAGGACAGCCAGATTGTAGTCAGTGTTGTCGTCATAGGTGCCAGGCTCACCAGTGAGGCGCATGGAGGTGAGAGGGCCAAATTGGCATTCGATTCGAGTTTTCAAAGAAAAATGTAGGTCTCTGAAGAAGTTGGGAATTCCAGCGAGGTCCATTTTGAGAAGTTCGAAGATAACGGCTTCTCCACCTTGAGATTGATCAAAGGCCGTGTAATCATTACAGACTCTTGGAGTAGACTCGGAAAAGTAGATTCGAGCCCAGTCTGACAAATCGGTTGGGGTGTGAGAGGCGTAGATGAACAGGTGAGGAGGCTGTTTTTTTGAAAAGACGAGACGTTGGTACTTCTTCACTGGGCCAAGGAGAAGAATGACGGCATCGTGGGCCAGAGCTAAGGTTTGGCAAGCTTTCCAAGAGGTGAACAGGGAGGAGTCGTTGATCTTGTGTTGGGATTTGGCAAAGATTCGAACGACGGTGTGACGCCAGGAAGGGTCAGAGCGTTCATGATTGGCGGCGATGGTAGCTTTGGTCTTCGAGGTCAACTGGTGATACTCATTGTCATTGATGCATTCAGCGAATAGTAGAGGATCAAAAGAGAAGGTGTCATTTGTGGAGAAGTTGTAAACTGAGCACCAGGATGAGAAAAGTTGGTGGCCCAAAAGGATGTCGTGATCGGTCAGCTGGTATGGTGATGTCGAGGGCCGAAAGCGCAGACGTTTCTTGATCGAAGAGGGGAGAAGAGTGGGATCCTTGGAGGGTTGGTGGATGGGAGCGATGTGGTTTGGGGCAGAGGACCCCTCGGAGAAGACGTCAAGATTTGGAAACTGGTTTGAGAATTCTTCTCTCCAAAGGATTTCAGAGTCGAATCGGTCAAGGGGTTGCTCTTGGAAAAGAGCCATCAACTGCAGAGAGTCGATGCCTGGATAGACAGGTTCGATGTAAGCGGAGGAGGGATCAGAAGTGGAGAGCTTTGGAGGCTCGGGGAGAGCGGAAGGGATGTCTTGATGCAATGGTCGTCGAGTCTCGGGCAAGTGGGAGGTGTCTACATGTGGGATGACGCCGGGCGATGGGAAGACCAAGTGACTGGCATCAGTGAGATGATCAGTGGTGTGGAGGTAGGGCCTGGGCTGGCCGGGGGTTAACAATGGGATCTTCTTGGGGTGAGCGGGATCACCGATGAAATTGGTCATTCGATTGTAACGTTTGGAGATCGAATCGAAGGAGGAAGATCCACCGATGAATGTTCTTGAGCGGGTGGTAAGGGGGGCCCGGAGAACATCAGCGTGGTCGAGTTCAGACCAAGAAGAGAGTGGAAGGACCTTGCCATCAAGAATGGATGAAAAGACAGGATTGAAGGCGTACTTGTTGCGCATTGAGGTGATATCGCCAGTGATAGTGATGGTTTTCCGATGACGGGTCAGTGCCACAAGGACGAGATTGCGAGAGAGAGAGAACCAGGAGCGATCGACGTGGATGGCCAAATGGTCGAAAGAAAGGCCTTGAGAGGAAGCAACAGTTTGGGATGGAATTCCAGACTGAACTAGGGTGGATGAGGAGTTGAGCGCTGCGGTGAGATGAGTCAAACGAGAGGAGTGAGAGCGGGAGTAGAAGACATTTCCAGGTTCTTTGGAGAGAGGCTCTACATCGAAAAGACGGGCGATGGAAGAGGGAGAACGATATGTCCAAGCGCAGTAGTAATCAAGATAGGGTCGCAACACGATGGTTTCAGGGGTGAGGGTCTTCAGGGTGCTTTCAGAAGAAAGAGAATGATAGGTGCCTTGCAAGGGGTCACCGAGGAAAACCACGTGGGAGATGTTAGGGTCAAGGAGACAGATGAGGTCGAGGTAACCAGGTGGCATTTTGTAAATTTCGTCGATGATGAGGATTCGAGATCGTCGAGTGAGAGAGGTTTCCCAGGTTCCGACACGCCAAGCGGCGGAATTGGGGAGATGCAGAAGTTTTTTCCAGTGATTGCGAAGATCGTTATTGGGGACAGCAACTCGTAACTCTCGGATGTACGGAGAATTCTTGAAGAAAGCAGCTAGAGGAGCAGACTTTCCGCAGCCGGCAAAGCCAGAGAGGTGACAAACTCTGACGGAGCGGGATTTGGAGAAATCAACAATGCTGTCAAACTTGTGGAAAAGCTTCTGATCGCCAGAGGTGACGAGAACTTGACGCAGGATTCCGTCAAATTGATTCTTGAGGTTGGAGGAGAGGGTCTTAGCACGAGCTACGTTAATTGGGTGATTGTGAAATTTTTTGAAGGGGAGATAAGCTTCTTGGTGTTTGAAGTCAAGGAGGGCTTGCTCAAATGCATCGTAAGGACGGGTGCGGGGAGTGGAGGCAGCCGGGGACAGTTGAGGAACTGATGACCAATGTCCGGGGGCATGGTAGAGATTGTGTAGGCTTGGAGCGTCAACAGGCCCGACAATGAAAGAAGCAGACTGGGTGGAGTGGACATGGAGCCTGAAACGGAGCAGATAGCAGAGAGCGGCCGCGTGAAACAATTCAAAACCGAATTGGGTTGTGGTGGCATTGACAAGAAGGCTGTTTGGCATTGAGGAAGAGAGGGAGGTCCAAAGTTGAGATTGAGGAATTTCGGTGAGTTCAGAGATGGATTGGAACAAACAGGTGTTTGACTTCGGGAACGGAGGGAGAATGGGATTGGAACGTTGGCGAGAAGAGAAGGATATAAGGGGGTCGTCAGGCATAACGTTAAGAGTGTTCCACGGAAGGACTGGTCCAGAAGCAGAGTCATCAGATATGAGGGGAGGCTGCTGTAATTCAGGTGATGAATCGGTGGACTTGGGTTCGGGCGAAGATTCGATGGAGGAAGGGTCGTAGATGTGGATGATGTAAGTGGAATCGAAGAGCGAAATGATCATCGGAAGAACGTCATTCCAGGATAAATGATCCAATCCGCAGCCCAAGTGGGGGATGGAAAATTCGCGAATGGAATGAGAGTCTAGTTGGGGGAGCGAGTTGATGAGAGAAAGGCGTAGGGTTTCGAGAGTTGGTTTGTCGAAGCGACGAGGCTTAGTGATCAGGTGGATGATGTGGCCAAAGGTGACGGATGGCATGAAGACGGCTGAGCCGACTCTGGGGGTCATTTTGAAGAAGTCCGGAGGACAGAAAGGGCGAATTTGAGCAGCAAGACCAGCTGAGAGGGAGAGGTCAGAGGAGACGCAGTGAACAATCGGGTGAGAAGACCGCAGAATGCAACCGGAATGATTGATGATTCTGGGGCCAGAAGGCGAGGGATCCAAATCAAGGCAATTCAGGGTGAGAGGATTGGGGTCATTCTCAACGTCACTGGATAGGTCTATCAGGTCAGGAATTGGGCAAAGAGTTTGGGAGCAAGGGAGATCTAGGGCGGGTGCAGCTTTGACCATTGGTTCAAGGGGAGCTTCAATTGCAGGTGAAGCCAGTTCAGGAATTGGATTGACGATGTCAGAGCTGTGGTTTGGCATGGGTGGAGCGATGGCTTTGTCATCAAGGCGGATGGGAGAAGGCAGCATCGAACGGTCGGTGATGGTCACTCCAAATGGCTGGGCAGTGGGAAAGCAGTTGACGGCAGACCTGGCAGTTTTGAGGATGAAAAGGCGGTCATGGCAGTAGGCATGGAACATGGCATTGACGGCTTGGGGATGGAATTTAGTCCTGAAATAAACGTGGAGCAAAGAGAGGATGCTGATGGAGAAAGCGAGGAGGAAGGTTCCACGGGAGACCGCAAAGGGATGAGGACGAGGGAAGAAGCGCAGAGTGGATGAGCGAAAGGCAATTCGCACGAGAGGAACGAAATTCAAAGAGGCGCGAGATCTGAGGAAGAGAGGCAGAGATTCGTTGATGGGATTGTTGACGACAAAAGAGGGGCGATAAATGGTGAAAAAAGTGAACGGGCGAAAGAGAGAAACCAATGGGTAGAGGCGAATGTCAAAGGAGCAAGGACGACCGAAGATGGTGGATCGGCCGAAGAGCAAAGAGTTGAATGAGTTGTTGGAGAGGAAAACGGCGATTTTCGAGAGCCAAGGAGATATGCAAATCGGGATTAGCGAAGCCATGTAGTGGATAGGTCGGGAGTGGGTCCAGAGAAACCGGCTCAGCATTTGCCAAGGTCGGAACAACAAGGAATGACGAGAATTGGGCTCGAGGGCTGAAGTGCGCAGGATGAATTGCGTGAGATTGGTCCAGGCGGAGGCAGTCACCCAGGAGTACTCTTCTTTCCCCATCTGAGTCCGGACATAGCCAGCAGGATCGGTGGTTCGAAGTGTTCGGACGGAGCGGACGTATTGAAACGCATTTTCGTAGACTTTTTTTGGGACGAGGCGATCTCGAAGTGGAGTGGAGAGGCAGTCTGGTGCTGGAAGCTCAACGCTGGGGGGTGTTTGGAAACAGGCGGTGGTTTGAGAGACCAGCGGCTTTGTCTTCGAGATGAGGATCAAGTGAAGAGATCCGGTTGATTTGAGGATTTCAGAGTACAGGGGAAGGGGGCCCTGGAATGAGCTAGAAGTGAGCCACTTGAGAGAGGAGGCTGGCTGGATGTAATAGTCAGCATGTGTCTCGAGATAGTAGTGGAGAGATTCATCTTTCTGTTCGAAACGGTACGCTTCAGGATGGA